CCCAGTGGAAATCAAACGCTTGGCGGCTTCTGATTTGGTCATTGATGTATTAAGAAAACGCATCTCAACTTCGGTATCGCCCAATTTTTGTAGTTGGGTAATGCGAGCAGGGCTAACAGCGGTACGGAATTTTAATTCACCATTTACACGGCTAACACCAGCAAAAGAAATTAATTTAGACATTGTTCAACTCCTTATTAGTTACTATACATATATTATAGCATTTTGGGAATTTTGGGTCAACCACTGTAAGTCATTGATTTATAACAGTTTATATAACAAACCCCCGGTGTATATGCTTAATAAACCAGCATTTACAGTGATCATGGCGCGATCACGGATCAAAATGGCCCAAATCAGGAACAAAAAACTGCCGGTATTTAGAACTATGGCGCTGAGTGGATAGACTCCCAGGCTGGCAAATACTGCACCAGTCAGGGTGATCACTGTGGCTGCCCACTTGAAATAAAATGCTATTGGTTGATTCATACTGCTATTATAGCATTTTGGTATTTTTTGGTCAACTGCTTAATGCAGAGTGGTGCTGTCCAACTGTGCAGGATCAGCAATGCCAAAAACTTTAAGAATACGCTGTATGCGCTTGTGAGTTTTGAAGGGCAAATTGTCGGGCAAAAATACCGACTTTAATTCGCCTGTGGGTCCTACTATAAAACCATAATCATCTTCGGTGATTTCTGTGTCAAACACATCATCAATTGTGAGATCCTGCTCTTGGGTTGACTTGCTCATTGCTTTGCTCCCATCTTTTAATATATTTAACCACTTGTCGTTTTAATTTTAGCACTACTTTTGGATCATGGCGGAAATGTCGTTGGTACAGTCGATAGGTCTTGGTCTGTTCCATGGTTCTGTTATACACCAACATTTCTGAGCACACATTAAAAGCATGAGCCTGTATTTCATCTTCACACCCCAAATAATCCTGCATGCTTTCTGAATACTGTAGGTTGTGACGATCACGATATCCGGGACCGTTACGATAGCCTCGTTGCCGGCTGTACCATTGGTGCAAATACTCGTGTGTGATCACATCGGCAATGTGAAATGCCATGTGATCCCAGTTGTGATTGTCAATCCTGCGGGTGCGTTCTTTGGCTGGATACGTCAGGGTTATGGTAATACAGGGATCGCCTTGCTCGTCATCCGTACAACGATATTCGCCACCAATCCAAAAATTTCCACGTGCCACTCGCGCATTGCGACGAGTTTGAAATTGTAATTTGGGATCACGAAACTGCATTCTAATCAGGTGTGTAAAACCTTCGGGCGTATAAGTCTTACCACTGTGTCTAGTGGCCATGGACTTGATACGCCGTAGGGTTTCAAAAAACATTTATTTGAATAGAATCAAAGCCATTATTGTTGCTTGTACAATAAATCCTGTGCCAATGGTAATGATATTGAACATGTCTTTGAGTATAACTGCACGACCAAACAACAAGACCAATCCAGCCCACATGAACAAGATTACATCAATGGGCGGAGTGCGATCACTCAATCCAGTTAGCAGTGCCAACAGACTGGGTATTGTAGCGCAGTGAATTACTATGGGTGCCAACCAGCCTAAAGTGTCAGCACTGAGTTGACCAAAGTGTTGACTGAAGAATCGGCTGATAGCAGGTTTGATGTTGTTTATGCTAAAGTTCATCGGTTTTCTCTATAAAAAATATGACGACCAATTTTGGCCACCTGTGGTTTACCCCAACGTGGGTTTACATAATCAGCATGATAATACATGGCATCCTTCATGCTGGGCAAACGGAAGTTTTCCAACAGGACCTTTTTGGCCACTTCTTCACTTTCACGATAGTGGGCCGCATAAATGGGTTTGATACGACTGACACCATCGCAGGTCCACGAAAATTGGCAAACAACTTTTTCATAGATTATATTTTTTTGATATACCACGCTGCACACATCACGACCAAAGCGACCGCGTTCATCTTCCAGTCGATTCATAGTGACCTGAGCCACGGCTACCTTGCCTTCAAACGGTTCAGTGGCAGCCTCGTAATAGATGTTACGAGTCATGCATTCCAGTTGTTTGGTTCGTTCGGTAGCACTTACAAATCCCTGACGATAAACTTCGTTGTCGACTTTGAGAGTTTGTAATTTGGTATTGGTCACTGCAACAACCACAGCAACCAAAGCCATAAAGCAAATTAAACGCATTGATGTTTTTACTAGTTGAACAGCATCAAGGTGTTTAATCTTATCCAAAATTGCGATCATAAAATTCCTCCTTTTTTGGACTTCGTAGTTCTATTTAAGTATCAGGATTACTAGTAATACTACTATATAAGTTGAAAAAAGTCAAGGTAAGTATTGCTCAAACCAAAAATTGATGGTTAAAACCCTACTTATTCTGAGATAAGTACGTGGTTAATGACACGTTTTGAGCCTGACTTTGGTAGATTTTGAGTCGGGGGTCAGGATTGTTGTAGGTATTTACTCCCACGTTGTTCAAGGCCTGATTGTTGAGAGTTTCGGCAACCACGGCTCTGATCGAATCGCCGGCGGCATCATTGGTAATGATGTTGGCAAAAAATTGATATCCTTCAACCTGCGTTTTGTCACTGGCTGTTTGCCCAATGTTTTCAGCAAAGGCCAAAAGACCCAGTGTGGTACCTGCATCAAAAGTTACTCCAGCCCGAACCAGGTTAGACACTTCAGTTGAAATTCGATTCAGCATGTGGTACCATCCGGTGTTGCTGGCCACAACAGCCTCGCCCAAGGTTCCTGTGGTGGGCAGTGAACTCAAGGCTGAATTCACAGCAGTCACATTTGAAGTAATAGTGGAAAACGATGGCAACAACAATGGATCAGGTGGAGTGCCATCACCAGCACCTGGACTGGACTCGCCTACTTCAGATGCTAGATACACTGCATAGGCATTACTGTAATCAATGATTGCACGATCCAAGTTGGCCAAGGGTGTAGTGATTCCAGCAGCAGTGGCCAAAGAATTGTAGTTGGTGTTGATATTGTAAAATTTACTGGTGTAGGGATCTCCAGCACAGGCTCCCAGGTAGTCAACTATCACAGGATTACCCAATGCTCCTGACCCTGTGCCAAATTGGTTGCTCAAGGTAGTAATGGTGTTGCCGTACAATATGTTGGTGTTGGCGCCTGTGGGTAGATATGACAGTGTAGGAGTTTCTAGACGCAACAAAAATTGACTCATTTCGGCCCAAGATCTAAATCTAGCCTGTCCTAATTTTTTTCCAACATACTGACCGAACTCGTCAAAAGAGCGTATGTTCAGTGTGCCTAGGGCAGTGTACAGATCTGGCGACACAACTTTTTTAAAGTCGAGATAATCTGCCAAGGTCAACAATTGAACAGCACTGCTGGGACTGGTTGTGATACCGGTGGCAGTGACCATGCTGGCCAAATTACCGCCGGTCACAGTTTTGTAAATGTTCAACACCACTGTGGGGCTGCTGCCGGTCACTGCTTCGGTTGTGACCACTTCAGTTATGGTTGGAAATTCAATTTCACCCACAAAACTAGAAACAGTGGTAATGACTTCTTCCTGCGTGACTGTGGTTTTGACAGCAGGCACATCGGGCAAATTGGTAATGTCCAATCCCACTGCGGTCAGTTGATCCGATAACGAACTGATATAACCCAGTCCTTGATTCAATATGTTTTGTCCAAACACATAAGTATCTCCAATCTTTGTCAGATTGTTGATGTCATACATGGTACCCCAATTGGCAACCACATTGGCAATCAGTCTGGCATTGGTACCCAGACCATTGGTCACTAGATCAGATGGACCGTTAAATCCCACACCGGTGTCGGCATAGGTTTTGTTGGTCAACATCGAAATAGAACTCACTGTGTCAAATACCTGTTGGCCATAACCTGAACTGCGTTGATACACGTTGGCAAATCCTGTATAGCCTGAAGAAAATGGCAATTGTGCTTGTTTTTTAACCACTCCACTGACACCGGTCAACACTGTAGAATTAATTACGTTACCATCAAAAGAAGAACCAAACACGTTACCAGTAGTAGTGTACAGTTTTCCAAGATGTGATATCAAACTGCCAACCGGAACCACAAGATTGGCTGTCCAGGCTGTGATAGGAGCACTGCAAATAGGAGACACGTTGCCTGGATAAAGGTCCAGTAAAAAATGACCGGATGTTATGGTACTACCAATGGTGTTTAATTGGGAAACAATATTGGCTGTGACTGCTGATGTTATACCAGCATTGATATAACAATTGGCAAAAGCAGCCAAGGCAGGCCTGCCTTGATAGGTTGTTATGTTGGCCAATAAGGCCGGACTAACTCCTAGTCCTTGACTGTTGATAATACTGCTGATGGCATTTAATGCAATGGCGGTGGCCATGTTATGGCCCTATGTAAACGTTGGGAGAACCCACAGTCACAAAGTGTTGACCGCAGGTACACGGTGCACCAAGCATGGCTGCTGGTCGCCATTCTACCAGAACGTTGGGAATTCCTTGGGCTATCAAGGCTGCAGCACAAATTGGATTAAATCCAGGTGCTTTACGATTGTAGGGATTGCCATGTATGGTAATTTGGGAACCAACATAGGCCACTGGTTTTCCATTGGCATAAACCGTGGGTGATCCAAGTGCTATTACACCTGGTGGTGGTGGAAATCCGTTGACTGATGCAGGAATCCCCACAGTGGCAATTGGTACTGGCATTTAAGTTATAATCCCGCCTTTGGTTACTGGCTGAATACCTGTGGTAGTTTGAATGTAATGATTTTCAATTTTGTCTACTACTGGGCTATGCATGATTACATGAGCCTTGCTCAGCGTTATATTAGTATTTATATCCGCTGAAAACAGGCTTTGCATGAGCCCTAGACCCTGGGCGCTAGGCACCACTGTGCAGGGTTTACTGAGTACAAATGCTTCTGCAGTTTCTTCTACCAATTTGGCAATGGTTTCATCACCATTGATCAACTTGAAACACACGATACTGCCAGCATCGTATCCTTTTTGAATTAACATTTTGCTATCCTTTTAGTTGTTGAAAAAACTCGTTGTTTTGTTTGCTCAGGCCCTGATAACCGCCTTCTACCAACAGTTCGCCATCTCGATAAATCTGTGGTACTGTGCGATGCCCTTGTCCAACGATAAAATTGCGTGCATCTTCATCTTCGTCGATGCGTACTTCTGCATAGTCAATGCCTTTAAGTTTCAACAGGGCCTTGGCCTTGTCGCAGAACGGGCAATGTGCTTTTGAATAAACTGTTACTGTCATTTTTATTATCCTCTTATAGTATTTTATCGTTTTTTAGTCGGGCAACAAATTTATCAATCCAATAACTGTACCCTTGAGCACTGGGATGAAAATGATCCTCAGCAAGTAAATTTAATCTGTCACAGTTTTCAAACATGCCAAGTTGATCTTCTAATATCCATGCATCAAAATCAATTTGATCAATTAATTTTTGTAAACTTGGAAATCTAGTGGCACCGTACTCACAGGTGTGTCTGGACATGACTGTGGGATCAGCAACAAACTGATTCAACATACAGGTATAATAAGCAGGTATTCCGAGACTTTTTAAATAGCCCTGTGTTTTTAGAATTTCAAGTATGCTGTTGTAATACAACTGTTCGTGATCCACAAACTTATGATGATTTTTAAACATCATGTCAGCAAAAGTGTGGTTGTGATGATCCCAGCCGCCCACGCCACCGGTAAAAATATAATGCCTGTCGGCCAAGACTGTTTGTGCTGACCAATCTTTGAATAATTCTTTGTGTTCTGAATTTATACACACGTCATGTCGAGACAATCCAGACCAAGACACATAGACAACATCAAATTTGTTTTCAGCAGTGGCCACAACAACCGAATCAGCAATGTATTTGTTTCCGGCCGCAGATCGCGCTAAATTGGTCACTTGAGCAGTGGGTATGTGCTGTTTGATTGTTGCAGTTATGTTTTCAGCAAAACTACACCCAGCAACCAACACTTTCATTACAAACTGAATCCTTTGAAGGTGTTGTTATCCACATCTTGCTTGGTGCCACCAATCACATAGGTGGTAATTTCAGTTTCCTGTGGTGCTACCTGAACTTCTGCTCCAGCAATCCATTTTTGTGTCCATGGCAAGGGGTTACTGGCACCAGGTTTCATACCGCAATCCAGGCCCACAGCAGTCATGCGTTTGCAGGTCAACCAATCCACATACTGACACAACAACACTTCATTGAGACCAATCATACTGCCATCTTTGAACAGGTACTTGGCCCAGGCCTTTTCTTGTGCAGCAGCAGCCAGGAACATGCGCTCACACTCGGTCTTGGTTTCGGCCTTGATGGTCACATAGTCTGGGTCATCCTGTGGCAGCAATTTGAGTAGGGTTTGCGTGGACCCTAAATGTATATTTTCATCCCGGGCTATGAGTTTGATGATCTTGGCATTGCCTTCCATTTTCTTTAATTCAGCAAATGCCCATGAACAAGCAAAACTCACGTAGAAGCGAATACCTTCCAGTGCGTTCACGCTGTTCAAGCACAACCATAATTTCTTTTTGAGTTGATACATGTCGACTTCTATGGTTTTTCCATTGACTGTATGGGTACCTAGACCCAGCATGCGATACCATCCACTGGCTTCAATGAGATCATCGTAATACTTGCTGATGTCGGTGGCACAGGCCACAATCTCATCCAGATCCATGAGTTCATCAAATATCACACTGGGGTCAGAATACACATTGCGAATGATGTGTGTGTAACTGCGACTGTGAATAGTTTCATTGAAGGCCCAGGTTTCAATCCAGGTTTCTAATTCAGGTATGGTAGCAAGCGGCAAGAATGCTAGATTGGGACTGCGACCCTGTACTGAGTCCAACAAAATTTGACGTTTAAGATTGCTGGTAAAGATATGTTTCTCAAAATCTGTCAAGTCTTTGAAGTCTTTGGCATCATGTACCACATCAACTTCTTCTGGCCGCCAAAAAAATCCCAACTGCTTGTCGGTAAGTTTGTCGAACTGACGATATTTGAGTACATCATATCGTTGAACAGCAGGTGTTCCATTGGTGTCTAAAAATGCCAGGCTCTTGGTGTGATCGGTTTTACGAATATTAAATACGCTCATTGAATTTTTCCTTAAATTACACAACTGTCGCATTCAGCGGCATCATTTGTTTGTTCAACTTGTTGAGGAGCATTTAATTTGTCGATGTCAATTTCACCTTGACCGTCATTGGTATTAAAATAATACAACTGCTTGCCACCGTATTTGTAGAACTGTATAACATCCTTGAGCATTTCGCTCATGGGAATCTTTTCATCATCGTAAAAACGAGGATTGTAACTGGTGTTTACGCTGATGCCCTGATCAATGTACTTTTGTAAAACTGCACATAGTTTTAAATATCCTTCAGGACTGCGTTGATCCCACAGCAGTTCATAACGATTTTTTAGTTTACGGAACTCGGGTACAACCTGTTTGAGTACACCGTGTTTGCTTTGTTTGATGCTGACATAACTGCGTGGGGGCTCAATACCATTGGTGGCATTTGAAATCTGTGCTGATGTTTCTGCTGGCATTAGAGCCATGAGGGTAGCATTACGCTGACCAGACTGTTTGATTTGAGCACGCAGTTCTGCCCAGGGCATGCGTTCTTGATGTGGTACCAATTCATCTACTTCTCGTTTGCGTGTGTCAATGGGAAGAATACCACGTGCTGATTTTAAATCTTGCCAGCGTGTACAGGCACCTTGTTCAACGGCGAGATCAGCCGAGGCCTTTAACAGATAATAACTCCAGGCTTCGGCATACTCGTCAACAATGGCCAGTGCTTCTGGACTGCTATAACCTACATCATTCTTTGCCAAGAAATAAGCAAAGTTAATAATACCTACTCCCAGCGGTCTAAATTCTTTGGTAGCCAACTCGGCTGCTCGAATTGGATATCCTTGGTAACTCAACAATGCATCTAGACCACGTACTGCCAGTTCACAGGGTTTTTGGAAGTCATGTGGGCTTTTTACATTGCCCCAATTGATTGCGCTTAGAGTACATAGTGCAATCCTGCCATCCTCGTCGTTGACATCCTTTAATGGAACTGTGGGCAAATCAATTTCACAGCAAAGGTTACTCATCTTAACGGGTGCTACACTTTCATCAAATGGACTGTGCGTGTTGGCATGGTCCACATTTTGCAAATAGATACGTCCAGTATCTTTGCGTTCCTGCATAAAACGGGTGAATAAATCTGCAGCCTTGAATGTTTTCTTGCGCAGTTTGGTGTTGCGTTCAGCACGTTCGTATAGTTCTTTGAATCGGTCTTGATCTGCAAAGAAGGCTTCGTACATTTCAGGCACATCGTGGGGACTAAAACAGGTGATTTCGCCGCCTTGAATTAGTCTTTCGTACATTAATTTGTTGAATTGTACGCCGTAATCCATGTGACGTACACGATTATCCTCTGTGCCTTTGTTGTTCTTGAGAACCATGAGTTCTTCAATTTCCAAATGCCAGATAGGATAGTACAAGGTAGCAGCACCATTGCGCACACCACCTTGACTGCAACTACGTGTGGCACTTTGAAATAATTTGTAGAATGGTACTACGCCTGTGTGGTATGCATCACCCGAACGTATAGGTGAACCCAATGCACGGATGCGTCCGGCGCCAATACCAATACCGGCTTTTTGACTCACGTACTTGACAATACTGGAGGCCGTAGCATTGATGCTGTCTAGACTGTCGTCTGCTTCAATCAACACACACGAACTGAATTGTTTTTGTGGTGTGCGTACACCAGCCATGACCGGTGTGGGCAAACTGATATCTCCAAGACTAATGGCATCATAGTAATCTTTGACCCAACGCAGACGTGTTTCTCGGGAATATGTTTGAAACAGTGTGGCTGCAATCAACATATAGGCCATCTGTGGTGTTTCAAATATTTCTCCAGTGACACGATTTTGTACCAGATACTTGCCGCGGAATTGTTCCATGGCCACATAGGTAAAGTTTTCATCTCTGTCGTGATGAATATAACTGTTTAAGGTTGTCCATTCTTCTTCAGAGTAGGCTTCCAACAGGCCACGATCATAAAAACCTGAGTCAACATTTCGTTTGACCAACTGCAACAAAGGCCAAGGTGTGTAGTTGTTGTAAATCTGTTTGCGTAGGTGATAATTGATTAATCGACCTGCTACATATTGATAATTGGGTGTTTCTTCAGAGATCAGGTCAGCGGCACTTTTGATCAAGGTTTCTTGAATAGCGGCTGTTTTGATTCCGTTGTAAAATTGTATGTGACTTTTTATTTCTACTTCGCTTGCGCTGACCCCTGTTATTCCCTGGGTTGCCCAAAATACCACCTTGTGTAACTTTTCTAAATCGAGGTCTTCTAGATGACCTTCTCTTTTTGTTACTTGAATTGTTGTCATTGATGCCTCTTAGTAAGATTCTAATTGTAATTCTTTTTCATTGTACTGCTGTTTAAATTTCAATGTTTCATTGACTAGTTTGATATTTACTACCTCTCCGTCAATCATATTAAGGATATATTTCCCTTGACCAAAACAGGCTAAATTATAGTCGTACCCTGTTTTGGGATCTTCATACTGCCTAAACTCTATTGTGGTATTTAATCTGTGTGCTGTCAGTGCTACAGTATACACTATTCCCAAGCACTTTGCAACATCACAATAAATGTTTTCATAAATCAATGTCCAAGGATCTGGCCAGGCTTGTGGCGTGGATATGTCCAGATTATAAGGAACAAAAGGTGCCCCTGCCCAAAACTCTGCAGTTTGGGCCAAGGCGTTTTCTAACGGCAACGACTCTATAAGTGTTCGAAATTCACGCCAGGACCTCAGTCGGTCTTCTGGCCTTTGTTGAAACATTGGTTATATAAATTGTTTAATATTGTACTTTAACACGGAACTGCTGCCAACAGTGCAAATCACTGCACCATTGCTTCTTACCCATAGATTGGCACCCAGGCTTGTGGCAGGTTCGCTGAACTCGTCATCAAACCGTGCGACACCAGTGCTGCGATTGTATTTGATTGTGCCAACTCTGTAGTTGTTGCCGGTGGTGATTTCATAATCAATTCGGCCAGCACCATTGGACAAGGTTGTAACAGAGTTTGTGCCAACTGACAACGGCACACGCACAGTGTCAAAATAATTACTGCGAGATATCAATCCTGCCACAGCATCAGCAACATTGATTGTTCCGACTGTGGCACCAAGCAGAGTGCTGCTCGACACTTCCACATTGGCCGATGAACCAATCACGCTTAAATTATAATTGCCACCGGTGAAGTTTACGCTGTCAAATACTACATCTTTGGCCGAGAACAACAACACTGCCGGAACACTGGTAGATGTAGTGGCCAACGATAGGTCTCTCACAGTGATGTTGCCGGGCAACACAGCACTGTTGACACCAAGGTCACCGGCAATTTGAAATAAACTGTCACAGGTCTGAATCACTCCAACATTGCTGGAGATAATGCTGTTGTTTTTTCCATCACCTACTAGTGTGCAATTTGGGGGTATAACAATGTTGCTGGTAATTCTGTATGTGCCAGCAGGAAACTTGATGGTTCTACGAACTGGACTATAAGAACTGTTCAATGAACTTACGTAAATTTGTCGTATGGCTCGATTTATGGCTGCTGTGTCATCTATGGTGCCGTTGCCCACAGCGCCAAAATGTTTGACGCTTACAGTTTCGTCTAGAACCTCTTGTAAAGTACGTTCTATTGGATTATTTGCATCAGGACCAGTGATACTGGTGTAACCAGATTCGGTACCGCTGAATGTGTAACTGCGCACAAGATCAATAAAGTTTGTGCGTTCTGTTAAGATTTCTGTCACACCTTCAGTTGGTGCTCCTTCTTCTAAAGTACCGTTACCAATGTACAATCTGCGTTCGTCAAGACTCCAGCCCAGTTCGGCACTGGCCAAATTTGGCAGGTCTTGTTGTAAGCCTCTGCGATGCTGAATTCTACTGATTTGAACAATTGCCATTTACATTAATCCTGAAATATAATGTATTTAGTTTGCGAGGTAATACTGTTCGACTCGTTTGTTCCATTCTGCACAATAGTGATCAAATTCTGCACCTTCAAGTACAAATTCTTGATAAACAGGGGTGTCAAACACGCCGGGTTCTAGTTCTTTTGGTTGCTGACACATGAGGATTACACCTTTTTTGATGTCGGTTCCGTACATGTTATTGTGAGCCTGTGCATAGGCCGCCAACTGCACAAAATAGTCGCCAATGTACTCGCGTTTTTTAAGTTTGTTGGTTTGTTTGTAATCCATGATAGCAGGTGCGTTGTTGTGTACACCCACGCTGTCTGTGGTGCCAGCATATAACCCACTATAATAAACAGGCACCTCAACTCCCCATACTTCGTTGACTTGAGCAAATCCTTCGAGAATAACTTGTGCAGCCATAAACCACGAAGGCTGTGCAAACGGATTGCCAGGAAGTTCTTTCATTTCGCCAGTTTTAACATAGTGCTCCAAGTAACTGTGCATTCTTGTTCCGCGATTGGCGGCTTCTGTGGTGATCTGTTGAGCACGTTGTTCACCTACTGCTCGTTTCCAATTGGCCAAGGCCGCTTTGCTTTCTGCAGATTTGGTCCGGTCTAGGATAGTGGTAACACTGGGAACTTTACTGCCATCAGGCAAACAGTAATGTCGCTTGCCGTTGATTGTTTCTCTATCACATGGTGTGTAATTGTATTTTTCTATTAACATTATATTCTAAATGATTCGCCGCATCCACAGCGATCCTTTTCTAAAGGGTTGTTGAATTCAAAGCCTTCGTTCAGGCCTTGACGTACATAGTCTATTTCTAAATTGTCTACAATAGGTAAATCTTTGTTGTCTACCACAATGCTAAATCCCTCATACACAAATGATGTTGACCCTGGCCAAGTCTC